CCGATAGCTTCGAGCTTGTCGGTTTCTGTGATGATCTTGTCATTAGTTTTTGCTGGAACCAGCGAAGGGTAGCCAGTAAGACCAGCTTTGGAAATCTCTGCTTGAGAAATCTCACACATCGCGAAATCTTCATCTGTCTTCTGGTTGTATTCCGTCCTAATCTTCCACTTAGGGAGCGGCACGAATCTCTGGTTGACATTGCCGTGCGTGTTAGCCGCAGAAAAATGCGTCGTGGCGTCAGCCACATGCGAGGCAGTAACTAAATACTGCTTTGTAACACCGTCTTTCATTTCAACCTGATAATAAGTTCCTTGTCCCCTAAAGATGTAGTCTGGAGTATTGCCCTTGTTGGAGTAAAACGTCACCTGCGTCCTTAGAATTTTATCGTTCAAATATTCAACCTTTGCAATAGTGTGTTCTCTTTCAGCATATGCTCTTTCGCGCTTAACTGAATTATCAACACTCGGCTCAGTTCCTTTGAATACTACGACTCCATTCAACGACACTTCGACTGTTCCATTAACACGACGAACGTCGACTCCGTCCCTAGCAACGATAACTTTGGTTTTCTTGCGGCGGAAGCTCAGCCCGTTGTAAAAATCAACGATGCTGTAATACGCCCGCGTACAAAATTTCCCAAGTTTCTCTGCATTCTTCTTAAGAGAAAAGAAGATGACGACAATCAAATAGCAAACGACAATAAACATCGCTACTAAACACAGCGCCACGCAAAGCATCTGCTGCTTGCGGAAGTCTTCTTTCAACCTCTTAACCTCTTGCTCATAATCGACAACCATTCTGTAAGAATAGTGGTAGGTTGTTTGAGCAAAAGCGGGTACGAATGTGGTCAAAAACCACATAAAATCGCCAACACGGCCACAAACACTGCTAATAACGCTAAAAAAGAGTTCAATTGATTTAAAAATCAAATCCCTCAAATCGGGTGTAGCAGCTTTCATGAATTCTCCTGCGAGTTCCGTCTTGTTGACAATGTAGTCTGTAATCTTGTCCAAAGCGTCTACGACCAAATGGTAAACCTCATGATTCTCTCGAAGTTTAACATCTGAACACAAAGGCTCGTGATAAGGACAATACTTGTTGTTGTCGTGACAGGCGCCATCCAAGTTCATCTTGGAATCGAGGCAGTCATCTTTGATGTCATCCATCCAAGTTCTGCCTACGGCTAGCGCCTGCTCCTGCTGGTAGCTGCTGTCGCAGCTTGCGGTCTGAAGAAGTGCAAAAAGCACAACGATCGTCAAAGCAGGTTTCAAAAACTTGCTGATGACGCGCTGCAACCACTCTTCGCGCTTCTTGGTGGGGTCTTTCTTCTGCTTTCGAATGTTGCTCATGATAACGCGATATCCGCGCTGAGTAACCATTCCTTGCAGGACCTCGCCGTCCTCTTCGACGATAGTAATCATCTTCATAGGCCCGGCGCCGGCTGAGTCAAGGCATTCTGACTCCAGCCCGCCCTCGTTTGAGGACGACTCAGCTTTGCCTACTGAGTTATGCCCTAAGTCCACTGCTGCTCTAACTAGAGCTGTCACGCATGCTCCACGGCACGTGACAGGTGACCCGGGAAGGGATCTAGCAGTCATGGTACCCTCGCCATTGCTGAGGGCGAGCTCCGCCTGCTGAACGGGTTGCTCTAAGGGGGCCTTTGCCCCCTCGCCATGCTCCGTG